GGACGCTCACCAACTGCACGGGCCTTCCCGTATCAACGGGCATCAGCGGCACCGGCGCAGGCGTGACGGCGTTCCTTGCAACGCCCTCGAGCGCCAACCTGCGCACGGCGTTGACGGATGAGACGGGCACCGGCTCTGCCGTGTTCGCGACGAATCCGACCATCGTCGGCACGACCATCACGGGCAACGCCCAGACAACCCCGGTGGCGGTGACGTTCAGCGCAACGGCGATGGCGATTGATTGCGCTCTCTCGAACGTTTTCACCGTCACGATGTCGGGCACCGTCACGACCGCGCCGACGTTCTCGAACCTGAAGAACGGGCAGACCATCAACTGGTTCATTACGCAGGACGCGACCGGCAGCAGAACGATGACGTGGCCGGCGACGTTCAAGTGGCCAGGCGCGAGCGCTGGCGTACTCTCGACCGGGCCTAACGATGTCGACCTGTTGGTGGCAACGTATATGTCGGCAACCGGTTTCTGGTACGCCACGCTGCTGAAGGACTTCTCGTGAGCTTTGCGGCACGAATGGTGGGCGCCACCGTTGGCGGTGGCGGTGGCGGTACGGGCGTTTTCCTCAACCGCTTCACCTCGACTAACGAGCGCCTGGCGGCGTCTGGAACCTCGACCGTTACTATGACGGCGAACACCAACGGCACGCTGACTGTCGTCGGCAACGGCAATACCATCGATGGCACCATTACGCCGAATCCGGGGTACTACTCGCCGACAACGGCGCTGATCGGTGCAAATTATCAGATGCGCATCACGCCGACGGCGGGCTCGTTTTCGACGGGCACGGTTAATACCTGGCTGCCCGTCACGCCCTCGGCGCTCGTCTGGACGGTTGTGGCTAACAGCACGACGCCCGCCAAGGCGGTGACGTTCACGATCGAGGTTCGGCTTTCCGCTACAGCCACCGTGCTCGCGACAACCACGGGCAACGTCATCGACTGCGAGTACGTGCAGACCTGATGCGCTACCAACTCGGCCAACGCTCGCGTGAGCGCCTGCAAGGCGTGCATCCAGACCTCGTGCGCGTCGTCGAGCGCGCTATCGAGCTCACGTCGGTGGACTTCACTGTGCTCGAGGGGCTGCGCACGACCGACCGGCAGAAAACGCTGGTGGCGGCGGGCGCGTCCAAGACGATGAACAGCCGGCACATTACCGGACACGCCGTGGATCTCGGCGCTTACGTCGACGGGCAGGTGGACTGGTCGTGGCCGCTCTACGAGCGCATTGCGTCGGCGATGAAGCTGGCGGCGAAGGAGCTGAATGTCATGATCGTCTGGGGCGGCGACTGGCGCACGTTCAAGGATGGTCCGCACTTCGAACTCGACCGCAAGGCGTATCCTCCCGTATGATCGGCTTAGCCGGCCCTGCGCTTGGTCCTCTCCCCTTGCCGTCATGGGCGCAGGTGTCCGGCCCTACGAGGTGCAGATGAACCCTCTCCTTCTCGCTCCCGTCCTCGAAGTCGGCAAAAGCATCATCGAGCGGCTGTTCCCGGACAAGACCGCAGCCGCCCAGGCGGAGGCGGAGTTCTTGCGCCTGGCGATGGACGGGGAGCTTAAGCAGGTCATCGCCCAGCTCGAGATCAACGCCCGCGAGGCGCAGCATCCGAGCATCTGGGTCGCAGGCTGGCGCCCGTTCTTCGGCTGGGTGGGCGGCACGGCGTTCGCCTACGTCGGCGTCGCAAAGCCGCTTCTGACGTGGGTGGCGCTCATCAACGGCTGGCCCGCGCTGCCCGATATCGACATGGAGTTTCTCTGGGTCGTCGTGTCGGGGTTGCTAGGTATTGGGGGTTTGAGGACATACGAAAAGAAAACTGGCGTTACTCGATAGCCGTCTCCATCTTCTGAATAAACGCCCGCATCTCCCGCGCCTGCTCAACCAACTGGTCCAGCGACATCTCGATCCTGCGCAGGGCGACACGCGCTCCACGCTGACCGGTGCCTGTCGAGAGGTCGAACTTCGATAGGCTGTTCATCTCCGAAAAGGCGTCGAACATCGCGTGCTTCATGGTCGGGCGGGGGTCGGTCATTTCAAAATCTCCCGCTCCAGAATCTCGACCATCTCGCCAATCTCCTCAATCAGATAATCAGGCGTCTTTGTGTCTCGATAAATGCCGACCGATTCAAGCGCCGAGAGAAGGCGCATCAGTCGTAACAGTTCTTGCTTGGTCATTCCACATGCCTCCACGTCTGCCGCGTCACTATGGACTCGATGGCTCGTTTGCTTACGTCGAACTTCCGCGCCAGCACGCGGTAGCTAAGCTCCGGGTGAAGCTGGCGGATCAGGCGCACGTCGTCGGCGCTCAGCTTGCAGAAATAGTTTGGGCGATCCATGGTCTGCTATATCTCCATCCGTTGATGCCTTCCGCGTCGCTCATGCGCTTTTTCGCATAAATCGCCGCAATGCCGCCTTCGATCTTGCCGACGTGCTCAAGCTCGGCAATGCGCCGACGCTCAGCGCGCAGCTCGCGCTCCATCTCGCGCACGTACCGAATGCGCAGGGCCTTGTGCTGCAAGTCATGGCGGCGCACCCAATTCGTCACCGTATGGCGCGTAACCTTCAGCTCCCGCGCGATCTCGTCGCTGTTCATGGTCTCGAGCATCGCAATGAGGCGGTCGAGGCCCGGAAACTTGCGGTTATGAATGCGGCGCGCTTTCGTCCGTGCGTTCGCCATCGACGTTTCCCAGAAAATCATCTCTTTCATCGGAAGAATCCCCTAATCATCTCGACGCCTGCGGCGGCGAATACCATCAGCGCAAAGCCAACCCAGAGGACGACGACGTAAGCCGCCATGCGCTCACGTGACATCTGCTTGCGTTCCCACCATTCTTTATATTCGGCAGCATCGTCGTAGGTCGGGAACGGACCCCGCACGGGGTCGGCTGAACGCAGCGGATGGTTGGTGATCTTGTAGCCGTCGTCGGTTAGAACAATCCACCAGCGGTCGTCTTTCATCGCTGCGCCTCCTGCGCCCAGCGCTGGTTCTGCGCGTCTTGCAGGTCGAGCTGGCGGTGCAGACCCTCCCAGAACATCGCGCCAAACGCACAACCAATCGCGCCCAATACGATGAACTCGAACGCCAGGCGCTTAACGGCGCGCAGGCGCTGACGGTTAATCCGCTGCTTTATCGTCATCTTTCATTCCCCGAAGAATGTAATGCAGGACTTGGCCTGCAATCGTCCGCGTCTGCTCTTCAGCGTGTCGCTTTAACTGCTCCTCGACATTCGCAGGGATGCGAAAGCTAAGGTATTTGTCCTTTTTCAATGAATTTCATCACTTTTTCGCGTGCTTCACTGCACCCTGCACACACTATCGCACAATGTCCGATAATGTTTAAATAGTCTATCCATGACTTTTGTTCACGCGAAACGCGCCCTCCTTGAGAGCGCTTCATCTCGATCCAGAGTAGCCATTCGGGGATGAAGAGGTCGGGGACGCCGGCGCTCACGCCTTCAACTTTCAGGCGCGAGGCGGCGGAGATGGAGCGGGACTCGCCATTGGGAATGGCGAAAATCCGCACTTCGGGGAAGGTCTTGCGGAACCAGGAGACGAACTCGGCTTGCTCGAGGTGTTCGGATTTAACCTTTAAAACGGGATCTGCTGTAGCCACGCGGGACACGCGTCCAGCGTCGCTGCGAAATCCTCTGGCGGTCTTGAATCGAACTCGGCGCATGAGCCATCCTCGAGATAATGCTCGCAAGTATGGCAGCAACGGGGCGGTTTTGGGCGGTCACGGTATCGCGCAACGAACTCGGGCTCCTTATGGCGCATCTTTGACGAACACTCCGTCAGGTCGAAGGTGGCCCGTGCGATCCTTGATTTCGTCGTAGGCATTGCTCAGGCACTCCAGCAAATCGAATCCCGCGCACTTCGAGCCAATGATAAGCGTCACGAGGATGTCGCCATATGCGTCCGACATCTCGGCGCGGCTCTGGCGATTGATGGCCGATACCAGCTCGGCGACCTCCTCGATCGTCTTGCTCGCCTGCGCCAACGGCGTCGAGTTCGGAATGATGCGGCGTTGGGCCGCCCAGTCAACAACCAGGTCGTGGAGTACGTCAAACTTCACCATTCTCTCCGGTGGACTCGATCAAACTTACCGTTGCGCTTGTAGAACAGGCGCCGCGGCGGTCGCGCATCATTCAGCGCGCGGCTGATAACGTCAAGGTCTAACGAGTTATCACGAATCCATTCTCCGGCTGAATACCATAGAATATGCGCCAGCTCTCCCCGCGCCTTACGCCCGGCATATCCGTCGTGCATGACGGGGTAATACTCCGTCAACGGCTCGTCAGAGATCGCGCGCGCATAGTACGTCACGCGCAGCATCGCGGCACCCGACGCCCTCGAGACATGCCGGCGCCAGATCCAGCGCGCGACATCCATACGCCGCTCGGACGTGCCGAGAATGTCGTCCGCGTGCAGCTTGAGCCAGCGCGTGCGATCGCGCTGGGGGAACTCGTAGCCGCACTCAGGGCAGACGGTGTAAGAAAGATGGATCAGCTCTGCGCACTCGGGGCACGCCTTCACTGGCGCCTCTCCCGTTGGCTTGCCAGGCTGCGGCATCTGCACGTCTGTCAGCGGGCCGTGCGTGGCAACGACGCCGGCGAAGTCGAGAATGAGGCAATCCGTCTTGCCTGGCGCGATGCGCAACCCTCGCCCCGCCATCTGAACGTAGAGACCAGGCGAGGCGGTCGGGCGCAGCATGGCGACAAGATCAATGCCGGGCACATCAACGCCGGTCGTGAGACAGTTCGCGTTGGTGAGCGCTCGCAGGCGTCCCGCCTTGAACTCCTCGAGCATCCGCTCGCGGTCTGCTTTCGATGTCTCGCCGGTGACTGTATCGCAATTGATACCGCACGCCCGTATCTGTTCGGATACAGCGTAAGCGTGATCGACGCCCGCGCAGAAGATGAGCCAGGTCTTACGCTCACGCCCGCGGAGGATGATCTCTTCGACGACGCTCACGTTCTGCGCCGTCGTGTTCACGCGCTCCGACAGCTCCGACTCGATGAAGTCGCCGCCGCGCTTGTGAATGCCGTCGGTGTCGTACGTCAGCTCCGTGTGCTTTGACTTCAACGGCGCGAGATAGCCCGCCTTTATCAACTCCCGCACGTCCGTCGGTTCGATGAGGTCGTCGAAGAGAGCGGGCGCGTCTGTAATCAGGCCGTGCCCGAGGCGGTACGGCGTGGCGGTGAGGCCGATCACGCGCAGGGCGGGGTTGATGGCTAGCAGGTCATCGAGAAGGCGGCGATAACTTCCCACGTTGGCGTGAGACACCAGATGGCACTCGTCGATGATGGCGAGGTCGACGTGTCCGATATCCTTCGCCCGGCTGCGCACCGACTGAATGCCCGCAAACGTAATCTGGTCGAGCTGCCGCCTCCCGATGCTGGCGCTGTAAATGCCGAGCGGCGCATCCGGCCAGAGCGCGCGCAGTTTCTCCGCGTTCTGCTCGATCAGCTCCTTCTGATGCGTCAGCATCAAAACGCGCGTCTCGGGCCATTTCTGGAGCGCATCGCGGCAGAGCTCGGCAATGACGATGCTTTTGCCCGACCCGGTTGGCATCACGACGCAGGGGTTGCCTGTCTCGTGACGCTCGAACCAGGCGTAGAGCATCTCGATGGCGGCGCGTTGGTAAGGTCGAAGGTTCAGCATCTTAGAAAAGCTCCAGATTCTGTTCCGTTTTTGAACTCGAATTAATTCGCTCCTGCTGTAACGTCGCGTATTCCGGGTTGAGTTCGCACCCGATATATTGTCTGCCGTGCTGAATGGATACCTGCGCCGTGGTTCCGCTGCCCATGAAAGGATCAAGCACAATGTCTCCGGGCTTGCTGCCCGCAAGAATGCAGGGCTCGATTAGCGCAGGCGGGAAGGTGGCGAAGTGGGCGCCTTTGTAGGGGCGGGTCGCCACTGACCAGACGCTGCGTCGGTTTCGGGTTTCGCTGCCGTTGAACTGTCCACCAGTCGAGTGGTGCACGTCGTCGCCTTTGTTGCCGCCGATCTTGTCATTGCGCACACGGCCAGCCTGCACTGCTGGCTCTCGCATCGCCTCGCTGTCGAATAAGTACCGCTCCGACTTCGAGAGCAGGAAGATGTACTCATGCGCCTTGGTGCAGCGGTCGCGCACCGACTCAGGCATCGGGTTTGGCTTGTGCCAGATGATGTCTTGGCGCAGATACCAGCCGTCAGCTCGGAGGGCGAAAGCGAGCATCCAAGGGATGCCGATCAAGTCTTTATGCTTCAACCCAATCGCTGATGCGTTTCTATGCGCCGCTCCTCGCTTCTCGTCGCCCATGCCTCTGAATGCGCGCTCGTCGCCTTTCCCGCTAACGCCTCCTGACACGGTTTGCGCTGGCATATGTGTGCCGCCACGTTGCGCTGCATAACTGTCGCCAATGTTCAGCCACAACGTCCCATCGTCAGTCAGCACATCTCTGACGCAGC